TTTAAACTTGCCATTATTTATTTCCTTTATTTAATTTTAAACATTCCATATTTTCCCATTTGCATATTGGTTCAGGTTTACACATCAAAACAAAACCTTCGTGCGCTTCATCACCGCCACATGACTGTACTTCATAACCATAATCACCAACTTGAACAATCATTGGCACATCGGGGTTAATCATGTCGTCTTTATTTTTCCATTTACTGCGCTGCCATAAATCTTCAACATCCATCATGCTTGCCATAACAAAACGCATTGATTGTGATTTAAATATCATTTGTTTTCTTCTTTATATTTTTTGATTGCAGTACGAATTTTTGAATCTAATTGCGACCATAAAGCACTTGTCCAATCTGCATCCAATTCCAAACTTTTTACATATTCAACACATCCGGCAATGTCATTTTTATTTGCCATGACAATTATTTCCATTGCAAAGCTACGAATTTGGTCTTGGTCGGCAGCAGGCATTTTGTCGAATATATCTTGCGGTACTGATTTGGCTGCGGCGGGTTTAATCATTGGCTGCGTAGTTAAATCAGCATCATTATCGCCTTCAGTTGGTATGGCAAATGCTTGCATACAGGCGTATTTATAAGCGGCAGACATGGCTTTATTGGTTGCCTTATCGCCACTGTCCATTGCTTCGCCAAATGTCTTAATTGTATGTTTGCTGCCATCTTCAGACGATACAAGATCAAATTCAGCATCAACTGTCACATAAAACAATGTTGTGCCTTTTTGGGTTATGCGTTCAGCACATTCACGCGACAACATTCGCGGCAATATGCACAAACCAGATTCAGCAAGAATTGGTGACAATGCATTGTAAACATCATCAATGCCGCGAAAATTGTAACCTTGTTGCTGATTTTTATTGCTTTTGCTAATGCCCATTACAGACAATGCTTTTTGTACTTTATTAATTGATTCATAAACTTTCATGTATTTTCCTTCACTTCGATTTTATTGGGGTCTTTTAAACTTTCAATGCCTTTGATACTTAGCGTTCTAACTTCTGCCCATTTTTTTTGAATTTCAGGGTTTTCGCTTGGTGGTATCCAACCGTATAGCAACTTCCATCTAATCGTTATATCGGTGGATGCTCCTGTCCAAATAAATTCACTCGATTTTGATGCCATATTTTTAATCTCCCATTGTTGTTTTCCTTGCTTCCATCATTGCATCTGCTTGTTTATATGCTATTTCAGCATAACCATCAGGAGTGCCTTGATAATCTTCCCTAGCTATTAACCCTTGCATAGCTTTAGCCGCAAAGTAATCACGTAAATCCATGCCATCTGTACCTACACCCGTCCATGGAAATGCTTTCATTTAATTTCCTTCAAAATATGCAACGATTAAAAAACATAATGCAATTAAAGCAAACAAAATTTTTGGATGACAAGCTAACCAATCATTGGTTGATAAAATTTTTACCATCTTGGTTGCTCCATTGTGAATAATTTGCTAAGAACATTTGCTGGGTCATATATAGACCAAATTTCATAATGATGACTGCCTTTATAATCCCAAATTGCACATTCGCAACCATCAAGCGTAAATGCCCATGAATTAACTACTTTGTCGGGATCATCTTCAACATTAGGTTCAAAACCTAAAATATCGATAATTTGCTGTTTGGTATATTTGGATAATGTGCCAGTGCGGTAACTGCCGGACATTTGAATTGGGATGATTTGCATTTTATTTCCTTCACATTGAACCCGCTAAATCGCTGCGGTATGTAAGAACAATAATCGATAATTGTGGGTTGTGCAAGCATTATTTGATTAATTTTGTACATTTATTTAAATTTCACAAAATACTTGCTTTTTTGATGGAAAATGCACAATAATTGCCTTTGAACCATTTTTTAATTGATGAAAAGGAAACAAAATGTCAAGAGTTATGCCCCGAAGAAGCATGAAAATGTTTACATTATTGGAATGCATTTACGAATTAGGCGGTGCAACTTATGCCGATGTTTTGAATGAAATAGGCAACATAAGTAGTCGTGGCACACCGTCTGAAATGACCAAATTCTTTAATAATGCGCTAGATGCAGGTTATGTTTACATGGTTGGCGATAAGTATAAGGTTTTGCCGGATGTGGCAGCACACATTGATTGCGTTTTAAAAATGGAAGGCAATTACAAAGCTAAAGATTTAGTGCAACCTGCTTATCGCAATGTGTTTACGCCTGAAATGAAGGTTTATGAATCTAAACTTTTTAGAAACAAGAGAGGGTACGAAAATGGATTTAAATGAATATTTAAAAGAGCATGGCGCAGCAAAACGATTGGCAGATAAATCAGGCATAAGCCCGCCTGAAATATCACGTTTACGTACTGGCAAAAAGAAAATTACGTTTGCTAGTGCTGCCGCAATTGAATTTGGTAGCGATGGCGCAATCAAGATGGAATCACTGCTAGACGATCAGCACGATAGAACCATTGCAGGCTTTATTCGTGCCAATGTTTCGCAGTAATAAGCTGCTTAAATCGGCTCGTGGTCAATCCTGCATGGTAAGAATCCCTGATATTTGTAATGGCAACAATGAAACAACTGTTGCTGCCCATTCAAATTGGGGGCATGGCAAAGGCATGGGAATTAAAGCGCACGATTGCTTTATTGCTTGGGCGTGTAGTGATTGCCATAGAGAAATAGATCAAGGCAAGATGAGCAAACAAGATAAGCAGTTTTATTGGCAACAAGGTTTTGAACGTACTTTGCTTGCCATGCTGCAATTAGGCATTCTTGTTGTTGCTTGATATAATTAGCGATGAAGGCTAGGGAGTGCAACCCGAAAAGGCGATTCGTTACCGCCCTGCCTGATTTTATTCAGTAACGACTGCTTATAACGTAAAGGCATCAATGCACTACTTTCAATTTAACATTGGCGATTACGCTAGTCATACCCGCAATCTTTCCATTATTGAGGATATTTCATACAGGCGTTTGCTTGATGAATATTATCTGCATGAACAACCGTTGAACGGCAGTCCAACAGACATTGCACGACAGATAGGCATGAAGGATTATGTCGATGAAATAAAGTTTGTTTTGACGATTTATTTTACGTTTGTTGATGGTCAAGGTTGGGTTAATTCTCGTGCTGACAAAGAAATTGCTGCATATCATGCCAAGATAAATCAAGCATCTAAGGCAGGGAAAGCATCGGCTGAAGCTAGGCTGAACAAGAGTTCAACGGGCGTTCAACCAAACATAAAACATAAAACATTAAACATAAACCATAAACCAATTAAAAATATATATACGCCTGAAGGCGTTGATATGTCTTTATGGAATGATTTTGTGATTTTGCGTAAAGCCAAAAAACTACCGATTACAGAAACAGCAATTAACGGATTGATTCGTGAAGGCAACAAAGCAGGCTTGTCACTAGATGCAACATTACAAGTTTGCTGTGAACGAGGTTGGGCAGGATTTAAGGCAGAGTGGATTGCAGACAAACCTAAATCAAAAGGTTTTGAAAGTGAACGTGATCGAGGGAATCGTGAGTTGGCTGAACAAATTTGGGGAAAGGTAAAAAATGAATCCATTATCGACATCAACTAATCCAATCCCTGAAAAATGGATTGATGCTTTATTTGCGAAGCTACATTCTTTTTACGGTACACGTTTTTTAGATATGTGGCGTGGGAATGATTTACAAACGGTAAAGGCAGTTTGGACACAGGAATTATCCAAACTATCTCGTGATGAAGTTGCTAAAGGCGCAAATTCATTAGTCAATCAGGAATATTGCCCATCATTACCGCAGTTTATAAAGTTATGCCGGACAGATATTGATGCGGTTGCTGCTTACTATGAAGCATTAAACGGTGTCATTGCTCGTGAAAAAGGCGAAATGGGCGAGTGGTCGCATCCGGCTATATTTTGGGCAACTACTAAAATTGGTTCATTCGATTTAAAGAACCAAACGTATAGCAACATCAAGGCACGATGGGAAAGGGCTTTAAACGAGGAAATAAATAATGGTCAATGGGCAGACATACCACAAGCTCAGATCGCCTTGCCTGCGCCTGTTACGCCTGCCACAAAGGATGTTGCCGACAAGTATCTAGCAGAAACGCAGATCATTAAAAAGCAGGAATCAAAAACAGACCATAAGCGATGGGCAAAGATAATATTGCAACGTGAAAAAGATGGTGATAAAACATTAACGCATATACAATTATCTATGGCTAAAGATGCAATGAAAAATGAAGTGTATTAAATGCGAACACATAGCAATCAAGGCTTATCCTGGTCATGCACAAGTTGGCATGGGTAGATGCATGAAAGAAAAATTCACTACGTTTTACGCATTAATGAAAGATCACGCCTGCCAAATGTACTTAGAAACGGAACAGGAAAAGATCGAAAAAAGGATAAAATGGTATGAGAATCGCCCGAATAGATGATAACCAGAAGCAAATTGTGCGATTTTTGCGTGATAAAGGCGTGTCTGTAAGCATTACAAGTGCGACAGGCAAAGGTTTTCCTGATTTAGTATGTGGTTTTAAAGGCAAAAACGTACTTTTAGAATTAAAAGATGGGGCAAAACCTTTATCAGCGCAAAATTTAACGCCTGAACAACGCATTTGGCATTATGATTGGAAAGGGCAAGTTGCTGTGGTAAATTCGCCTGAAGCTGCTTGGCTAGAAATACTGAATCAAACAAAGGATTGATATGGTCACATATAAAATTGGTGAACAACCTGAAGAAAAAGAAACGCTAACCGATTTGGTAATGTGTTTGCTGCATAGCGCAACAGTTACACACATAATGCACTGGCAAACAGAATCCTATGCTGCACATCAAGCATTAGGAATGTATTACAGCGACATTCCTGATTTGATTG